CATCTGAAAAATCATCTGAATTAGATGATTTGTTTGGAACACTTGAAGACAAAGTAAGTGGAAAAGATTACCCAAAAGGTGATTTAACAAAAGCTGTAGAGTGGTTAATCAAAAAAGCACAAAGAAACTTAAAAGAAAAAAATTTAATAGCATCTGGCAAGTTATCCGCATCAATAGCACCTGTATTACCTTTTGAATATGAAAAGGGGTTATTAAAATTTGGAATTGAATTAGAAGATTATTGGAGAAAAGTTGAAGAGGGAACACCCCCTAAACCTGGTTACACTCAAACAGATTTATATAATTTACAAAAAGATATAAAAGTTTGGATTTCAAATAAACCTGACTTGCAAAGAAAAGTAGAAGCGAAGTCAAGAGATTCACTAAGTTATTTAATAGCAAATAAAATATTAGAAAAAGGTACTATAAAAAGATTTAAATATAGTGGTTATCCTTTTTTATCAAAAGAATTAGAAACATTTAGAAAAAAAGTATTAAAAGCATACGAAGATGGCATTAACGATATATAACACACCTTATAGCTACGCACCAGCATATAATCAAATGGTGTTCACTTTAAGTAGTACAAGCTTTGCACAACCTAACTTTAGGTACATTGCAGACGTTTACATGAATGGCAGTAGTGAGTATACACGATTACAATGCGCACCGAATCCAACAAATACGAGTGGTGTATTTGATATTAGTGGCATAGTGCAAAATTCATTAAGTAGAGATGCTGAAGATAACACAACCACGTTTAAGCAATGTGGAAACTCTATTGCATCGTATGTAGTGCAATTTGGTGAACAGTATGGAGCGAGTAGTGGAATAACTAATTACACTAATTTAGTAAGTTCAAGTGGTTATGGTTATAACGGAGTGTTTGAGCCATTAATGTTTTTAGACTATACAGTTAACAAGTATGTATTGCAAAACAGTTCAAGTCAATTTTTAACTGATAGGCCTACTTTTGAAACAAGGGCAGGTGAAAAGTTAATATTAGGTTTTATGGCACAAGGAGAGGGAATTGCATACGATTTAGAAATAAAAAGTTATTATGACGAGGGAACAATATTTAACACAGTAAGGACTACTAATCCCTATAACGCTGTTTTAAATAGACAAGACCGTTCAATTAATGTAAGAGTAGACCATGACTGGTTAAATAGTTTAACAAATAGTGATTTATCATTTGGTAGTACACCAATATTCTCAGCTAATTATGAATATTATGATGTTACAATTAAAAGTTTAATTAATTCAGCGGTTAGTGAAACAATACGTATTTATCCCGGTGAAGATATTTGCTCAAAGTACACACCGATACGTTTTAAGTTTATGAATAATTATGGTAAGTATGATTATTACACATTTACAGGAGCGACTACTAAAAACACGAATATTAAACGAAATACTTTTAAAAGTAATCCAAACGAGTGGAGCGGAGTTAATTATAATTATTCTACAACAAGTAGGGGGTTAAGCCAATACGAAACTATTTTAGATGATACGATTACAATTAATAGTGATTGGATTACCGAAGCTGAATCTATTTGGTTGGAGCAATTAGTTACAAGTCCAGATGTTTACATTTATGATGGTAATAATTTAGTATCTGTTAATATTACAAATTCAACGTATCAAACTAAATATGTTGCAAGTGAACAATTATTCAATTTAGTTATTTCATTTACTTATTCACAAAACCGTAAAAGACAAAGAAGATGATTTTAACACAAATATACATTAACAACGAAGAAATAGATTTAAAAGACGATGTTAGCATCCCTCTTAACTTTGACATTGCAGATATACGAGAGCCTGAAAAGAAAGGTACTACATGGAGCAAAACAGTTATATTACCTGGCTCTGCATTTAACAATAATCTATTTTCGAATATATGGAATGTTAATGCGGTTGTGGATAGTTCAGGCACTACTAACTTTAATCCGAATTTTAATCCGAACCTAAAAGCGAAAGCCGAAATATATTACAACAATGCTTTACAGATGAGTGGGATTTGTCAGTTATTGAATGTAAACGTAACTGATAAATACGAAATAACCTATGAGGTTGCTTTCTTTGGGGAACTTCAAAACATTTATCAATTCTTTACTAATAAGTATTTAAGGGATATTGATTTAAGCGAATACGATCATACTTATACTTTAAACAATCAGTATTTAAGTTGGCTTCGTGATTTTGGAAATGGCTATGTTTATCCACATATTGATTACGGTTATTCTGTAAATAGTCAATTTAGAGTTGAACATATATTTCCTGCTATTTACATTAAGACTATTATTGATAAAATGTTTTCTGAAGCTGGTTATAGCTATCAGTCTAATTTCTTTAATAGTGAAATGTTTAAGCATTTAATATTACCTTATTCAGGCGCATCCACATTAAAGATAACAGCTGAGCAAGTTAGGGAACGAACAATGCGAGCAAGTAAGGTATCAACTGTTAGTGTATTAAATGATTTAGTTGCACCTTTAAATAGTAATGTAACTTTCACTGATAAAACAACTGCACCTAATTTTGATGGTGGCAATAATTGGTTTGATATAAATGGCGGTGTTAACTATCAAACATTTGTAGTACCCAAGTCAGGCACTTACACAATAACAGCATTTATAAAAGCTAACATAACACATCAACCAAGTACAGCAACTGCAGAATTAACTCAATCACGTAGGCATGTAGGTCAAATGGGAGTATTTAAAAACACTACTCAAATGATTGCTGGTCGTAACTGTTGGATGAAAGCATTACCTGCAAACGCTAACATAGATGATTCGTTTATGTTTACAGCTGGTAACATAACAACATTAACAAGTGGTGCAACAAGTTTAGATTCCGAAGGTACTTTTTCAATTACTTTATTTTTAAACCAAAATGATATATTACAATTTAAGTATGTAGAAAGTACATTAGGATATAACTTAAGTCAACAAGGTAGTACGCTTGTAGATTCAATTTATAAAAGCGGTGGAACTTACCAAACTCACAATACTACTTCAAACTTTAAGATGAACTTTTTAGCTGATAGTTACTTTGCGGTGGCATTAGCAGATACTAACTTACAGGAGGGTGACGACTTAGAATTAAATACAGTATTACCTGACAAAGTATTGCAAAGTGATTTTTTCAACTCAATAGTTAAGATGTTTAATTTGTTCGTTGAAATAGACAAAACGAATGCGAATAACTTAATCATTGAACCGAGACCGACTTTTTATAGTAGCGGTGTTACAAGGGACTGGTCGCAAAAACTTGACTACTCAAAGGAAACAAAGATAATACCGATGGGTGAGTTAAATAATAAAACTTACTTGTTTACTTACAAGTCAGACAAAGATTATTTTAACAACCTTTACGAAACAAGGTATAACGAAATTTACGGACAGCAACAATACGATATACAAAACGATTTCTTAAAAGGCGAAGTAAAGAATGAAGTTATATTTAGTCCGACACCTTTGGTTAACACAATAGGGCATGATAGAGTAATATCTAAAATTTATGGAGTTGATACTAACGGGCAAATAAAACCAACGAACTCAAATATCAGAATATTATATTATGGCGGTTTAAAAAATACAGCTTTTCAATGGTCGCATATTGCAAGTAGTGGAACAACGCTAAGGACCAACTATGCTTATGCTGGACATTTAGATGATGTTGAAACACCTACATTTGATTTATCATTTGGAGTTCCACGTGAAGTTAATTACAACCCAACAAGGTACACAGCTAACAACCTTTATAATAAATATTGGAGGGATTACATAGAACAGATTGCAGACAAAGATTCTAAACTCTTTGTAGGTTATTTTTACTTAAATGAGTTTGATGTTCAAAGTTTAGATTTTAGGGATTCATTCTTTTTTGAAAACGAAGTTTGGAGACTTAATAAGATAATTGATTACGATAGAATAAACAACCAAACTACTAAATGTGAGTTTATAAAACTTAAAACATTGCCACCTTACGAAGATGACAACGGAATAGATATAAACGGAGGTTATGAAGAAATAGACGGAATAAACATCGCGCCAACTTCAAGAATAGGCACTACTTATAATAATAACCAAGTAGCAGACGGTGCTTTGGTAAGTGGATTTAATAACTTAGTTAGTTCGGGCAAAGGGGTAATTGTAACAGGAAACGATAACATAGTTGGAGACGGTGCAAGTAATATATCAATAACAAGTTCAACGGGCGTAACTGTATTACCTGGTATTTCAAATGTATCTGTAACCAATAGTAGCGGAATAACAATAAGCGAATCGAATATAAGTTATAATAATGGAATAAAGACTTATAACAATATAGCTTATAAAAAGTATATAGCTTTATTGAATCAAACAGGAACGAACGCACCTACTATTACAGAATTAGAAACAACAATGAGTTCGGGAATAACAACAAGTTATGATTCCGTTGGAGTTTACAAGTTAATATCAAATGGCGAGTTTACAATAGGCAAAACTATTGTTTTAACAACACCAACAAGAAGCGATGCTTACATAGCGATAGTTCAAAACACATCGAGTGAACTTTATATAAACACAAAAGATATTACAAGCGATACGCCTTTCATCCCGAATGCAAATGATTTATTAGATAACACACCAATAGAAATTAGAGTTTACTCATAAAAGGTACTTATTACAAATGGCAAAAGAAGTAATTGAAATAGACGTTAAAACCAATATAAGTGGTGCAAAATCATTATCTGATTTAAAAAGTGAATTTAAAGAGCTTCAAAAAGAATTATCAGGCTTAGAGCAAGGTTCGGAGCAGTATATTCAAACACTTAGAAGATTAGGCGAAGTAAAAGATGACATTGGAGATTTACGTTCTGAAATCGAAGGCTTCGCTGGTGCTGATAAAAAATTTGCAGCAATAGGCAATGTTGTTGGTGGGTTAACAAATGGATTTCAAGCTGCTCAAGGTGCTGCTGCTTTATTTGGAGCTGATAATGAAGTCCTAAACGAAACTATGGTTAAGCTACAAGCTACAATGGCTTTAACTCAAGGTATTCAGGGACTTGCTGGAATGGGCGATAGCTTAAAGGTTGTAAGTAGCTTATTAAAGTCAACAACCTTAGGAACTCAAGCAATGGCTGTTGCACAAAGAATATTAAATGCTGTAATGTCTGCAAATCCAATAGGTTTATTGATAGCAGGTATAACAGCTTTAATAGGTGTGATTGCTTTGTTTGTTAATGCAATGGAGGATGAAGATGAAGCACAAAAACAAGTAATTGCCAACAGAGAAAGGGAGCTTGAAGTAATGCAGTCTCAAGACGAAGCATTAAGAAAACAAGCTGAATTTAGAAAACAATTAGCGGCTGCTCAAGGTAAAAGTGCTAAAGAATTATTAGATATAGAAAAAATAGATGGTGATGCACGTAAAAAAAGAATAGAACAGGAA